ACAGGATCAACTTAGAGTCGAAAAAGATAGCTCCCTTACGCTCTAGGGCGGCCTGGTTCGTCTGAGTTGGGACTTGGTTCACCCATTGAATAAACTTAGGAATAACAATATCGTTAGATTCTTTGGAATACCCAAGATCATCGAGCAAAACGATTGCTTGGTTGTTATAGCCAGAATCGAAAGTCTCGGCCAAATTGGGGGCCCAAACGACATTAGCCGTGGTACCTCCAACAAAGTCATTGTATGCCCTACTAGAAAGCAGCTTACGGGCGAGGACGTCCTGTATGGCCTTGGAGACTAAAGACTTACCAATACCCGGATCTCCGGAAAGGGTTATAACAAACGGCTCAACCCTCTCGGCATTACCAAAAGCTCCAAAACCCCGGAGTTCTGAGCAAAGGGAGTATACGAGATTCCTCAAATCCCTATGTTGCGCGTACATCGTAGATGAACGCTTAACGGAAGTGGATTCAAGGCGGGACAGCAAGGTCTTGGCCTGTGCCGCCACAGATGACAACTCTTTGCGCTCATCGAAATCAGAACGCAATTTGTTGTAAGTCTCTCGCATCTCATCAATCTCAACCCAATACTCCCCGGAGAAATTTGCTCGCCAATCTGTCCCAACAAGGGCACAAACATTGTTTATCAAATCCTGGATGGACAGCAAAGTCTCCTCCACAGTCTTGGTGGTTTCATTAGCCTGTTTAAAGGCCCTACGACTAGCACGGATAGCAGCCATAAACCGCTCCAAAGAGCTGGCGTCTGGCTCAACTTGATAGGTCGGAAGGCGCTCGTACAAAAGCACCAAAGCGCTAGAAACTTGAACCGCGGGAGAAACCTTGTCTAGCGCAGGCCCTTGAGCAACAAGGACCATGTTACTAGGTTTGACGAGATCCACCACACGTTCAAACAACATACGAACGCTCGGAGAGGTGGCAAGCAGATTGGCCGCAACACTGAGGCCATAAAGCCCGGCGGCCAAAGAAATTGCCTTGCAGATAGCACCCTCCTTGCTATAGAAATATGCAAAGAGGACTCCACTAAGCAACATTTCCTGCATCGGGGACAGATGCCGTACACGGACACCTTCATTGGCGTACCGCTCGGCGGCGGCGACTACTTTGTCAAAAGAGCCAGGCAAGTTCTCAGCCTGCCCAACGACAGTCGCTACACGGTTGACGTTACCTACGAGTTCATTAAAACCCGCAAACGCGTCACCTAACACACCAGGAGCATTGGCGATGGAGTTTAGCAAATCTCCAACACCCTGCGTCTCAATGTGTTCCTCTCTGAACAAGTCAAGCAACTTGCCCTGCAAAACAGCCGCAAAGTCTGCACCAACACGGGAAAACCTTGGAGGTGCCACTTCACGGCCACGTTTACAAGCACGAAGCTCACGAGTTTGGGAGCGACCACGGCGAAAGAGTTTTCTGTAGTGCTCAAGAATTTCATAATCAATGTCATTGGTGAAAGAAGGCTTGTTGCAACGCTCAATGGAGCGGGGAATTCTGAATTGCGTCATGGTTGATGTTATAATTCTTATGTCATGAGTGGTGGGGTGGTGCCGGCTTGTGGCCAACGAGCCTGGACTTTGGCTCGCCACATTGTGTCCCTCGGACCTGCGCAATGTGAGCGCACCAGTGTTGCACACAGCGA